AAGCTCGCCAACCTTGCCCCTGGCTTCGGCAATCTGCGATTTCAGGCCGCTCATTGAAGCCGCCGAGGCCAGGGCCTGTTTTTTCAGATTGTCCAGATCGCTTTTGGCGGCCTTGAGGCTGCCTGCCAGCCCTTTGACTTTTTCCTTGCCTTGTTCAAATTTCGCGTTCAGGGCAAGGAAGGGAGCGGATGCCTGGCTGGCCTGGGCTTGCAGGCCGGCAAGCGTGGATTTGGCTTCCTTCACGCTTCCGGCAAGGCCCTTGATCTTTTCGCGCTGTCTGGCCATTGCCGCGCCCAAATTGCCCACGGGGCTTTTCTCCATTTCCCTGATTGCGCTTGCCACATTGCGCGCAGACTGGGAGGCGGCCTGGAAGGCAGTCTTGAAGCCCGCGCCCAGGGCTGCGTTCAATGCGAATGATATGGAAATCTCTCTGGCCATTTTTGCCTTTCTGCGGGGGAAGGAAAACTTTTTTGTAAAAAAGTTTTCCTTCCCCCGCGCCCCCAACCTTTCAAAAAACTTTTAACACGCTGCGCGGCTATCGCCGCTTGCTAAAGAATTGGGGGATATTATTTGTTATCCTCAATCAGCTCTTCCGCTGTCTCAAAATAGGCGGCAAATTCCCCTGGCCGCATTTCGCGCAATTCGGAGCGCGGCCAGCGGCTGTAACGGCCCAGGGAAAGAATTGCCCGGCGCAGGTCATCTAACTCACGCTCGGCGTCATAGGGTTTTCGTCATCATCTTTTGGAGCTTCCACGCCATTCAGCTCATTGAGGGTAGCGCGGATGGCGGCATAATCCTGGCCGTGCATCTGGCGGATCTTGTCATACGGGAGCCGGGTGACGCGGGCCATCAAGCACATCTCGACGGTCAGAGGATTTTTGCCCTTTTTGAGCTGGATGGCCGTCTGCATGGCGTCTTCCTCATCCCCGATGGTGGAGCGGCGCACTTCGATCTCGGTCAGCGTTTTGCCAGCGACTTCCAGGGGTTCTTTCAACTGGATTATTTTTTTATTTTCCATTTCTTTTCTCCTTATGTTCCGATTTGGCGCAAGTTCGGATGCAAGACAAGGAAAGCGAATTTTGGGCGCGGGGAGTGGACTTAAACGTCCATGACCCAAGCACAAAATGAAGCTTGACGCAGTATTGCGCCGAAATCGCGCCAAATCATACGTTCAGGCCAATTTGACTGCGCACCTGCTGCAGCAGATCCGTGCCATCCACGCGATAGATAAAGGCCAGCTTGTCTATCAGCAGCTTTTCCGTGTCATCCAGCAGCACTTCCAGACGAGTGATTTCCATCTCGACCTCATTGCCGTGCTTCTTTCCCTGCTCCAGGGAGCCTAGAGGAAAACTTTTCGCGCGGCCAAGGAAGTTGATCTGGTAGGGGATAGAATCGCGAACACTTGTGGCGTCGTCCGATACCTGCAAGGCGGAATAACACTCCCACAGGGCCGTCTCCGTCCAGTTTAGGGTCTTGAACACCTCTTTCGTTATGGAATTGAAGGACAGCTTTACGGTCATGGACTGGGTTATGCCGATGGTCGGATTTTCAATCTCGCCGGCGATACCGGAGCCGGAGAGCGTCTCGGTCATCTGCTGCACTTGCGGCAACTCAATGGTCGCAATGCCAAGAAAATCGCTGCCCTTGTGATAAACCCTGTAAGCGACTGTCTGTTCCGGGCGTTTTGACATGACTCACCTCCTAGCTGAAAAGGGCTTTCATGTTTTCAGGGTCAAATTCAAAGACGGCCTCCACATCGCGCGCAGACGGAGGCGGAGTAACGCGGATATGGAAACGCATAATGCCGTCAATCAAATCTGTGAGCGGATTTTCACTTTCATCAAAACTGATGGTGCCCCCCAGAATAATTTCGCTGCCAGTCCAGCCATCCAGCTTGATCTGCTCGGTTCGAAGGAAAGTTTTGACCAGCCTGCGGGTTATGGGATCATCCACCTTGACAAAATATGTCAATATGAACTGAACCTGATACCAGTTAAAGAAGCGGCGGATCGAATCCTGCGCGTCCTTGGGATCTGTGTTGGAAGGATAACAGGCCATGCGGCCACCCCAGGTCTTCAGTCCGCCATCGAAGCTGTTAACCGTATAAATGCCCTGGCCATTGAGATAGTTGGCCTTGTTCAAATCCAGCCAGACTTCCTTCCACTCCCCTTCCGAATCCACATATCCGCAGGAAGTTATGGACAGATTCTTGTTGGAGGGAGAGGCCATAGGAATGCCTTCGTGATCGGCATCGGTGGAAGCGATCACCCCGGCAAGATGCGTGGCCAGGCCATAGACGACATTGGCAAGCCTGACCTTTGGCCAGCAGACAACCATAAACTTGTCGGTGAGATTGTGCTTTTCCTTGTAACCAGGAACATTGGTGTAGCGGGTTACGGCATTTGGCCCATCGGAGGGGATGTCAACCAGGCAGATCGCCTGAAAGAGGCCATTGATGTCATCGCACTTGGCAGCCATGACTATGGCGACGGAATCTTCCTCGCAGAACTTGGGGCAGACCACGATGGAAGGAACAAGCCCGAAGCGCGGAAAGACGTCGTCTATAAGCTCAAGGCCGGTGGGGTCGCCGGTGGAAGGTTCAATGCCGCCGATAATGTCGTCCGCCGTAACCTTGCTCACATCCGCATGGACGTATGACGCGCTGACCGTGGCGCCCTGCGGTATCCGGCCTTCCTCAAGTATGGTGACCAGGCCGGTGGCGCAGTCCACGATATAGTCCTCACCCTCGGTGTAAACCAGGGTTTCGGAACCATCTTCAAGCCCGCCCAGGTCAACATCGGCCTCGCCATTGTCCACGCTGGCCGGATTCACGCCATTTGCCGGGCTTGAAAGGACAAGACTGGCTATGCCGGGATGGGCAAGCCTTGCCGTGCCATCTTCAAGCATGGTGGTCTTGAATGTCAGGCTTTCGCCGGAAACTTCGGAACGGTGGCGGCCGGGGTCAAAGACATTCACCGCGATGATCGGCGCGCCGCGATAAAGGGCGAAATGGGAATAAACCAGCTCCTGCAACGTATAGTCGCTGAAGTTGTCGGCATCCCAGCCCATTGCCGTGACAAACTCGTCGTATGAGTAAAAAAGCATGGGCTCGTTGACGGGAACCTTCGCATCGGAGCCAAGCTTGTGAACGGCTGCCGTGCCTACGGCAAAGACCACCGCGCTGTCCACCGAGCGGGCGGGCAGGAGGCTGGTCGGGACTTCCCGCGTGTAAACGCCATGCCGATAACCTGTTGTCGTGGCCATCACTCACCCCTTTGTTTGCGCCAGGCGTCGCTGGCGGCCTCGATGTTTTTATAAATCGTAAACAGGCCGGAGCCTTCCAGGGCAAGTTGCGCCTTTGCTTTGGGGATGTCCGCGATGGGCACGAAAAGTTTGCGAAGCGACGGATGCCGCGCAAAAGTATCCGCCGTCTCCGGAAAGACCTGCTCGGGATCGCCAGCCAGAACCGCCCTGGCATTGAGCGGAAGGCCGAATGGGCGCGCCGGGCCGAGATACATCAATTTTTTATCATTCATATTGTCCCCCTTTCCTGGGATTGTGCCCACGCCTCGATCACTTCGGGCGCGGCGTATGAGTCCACAGTCATCCGGCCGGAGAGCAGCTGGCTTTGCCCCGCTTCTTCCAGGGCCTTTGCGGGCCAGACGTAGTTCCAGACGGTTTCGATGCTGGCCAGATGGAAACGGTGCTGCTGGCGCTGCTGTTCGACAATCTGGCAGCGAAGCGGCTCCACCAGCTCAAAGCGCCTTGCAAGGATGCGCTTTTTCCAGAATGCGCGCCGCAGGCAGTCAAGAAGCTCGGCCAGCAGGAGGCCGGCTTCGGCCTGCGAGCGCGGGCTATGGACGCCCAGGGCAAGGATTACCGTGTCCGTAAGAACAGTCCGGGCATCTTCCCGGCTCTCGATCTCCCCTTCCAGCCAGCGGACGATTACAAAAGGATAGGTGTCGGTTTCCTGGCTGTCCGGAAGCCCGTGCAGAAAAACACGGCAGTCCAGCCATTTTCCGGAAGGATCGGGGAAGGGATAGCCTTTGACTGTTTCGCGGACAAAGCTGTCCAGTTCGCAAATGAGCATGCGCGAGGTGGCGGGCTGGCTATTCAACTGACTATTCCTTGCAGCCGGACATCAAGTTCATGGGTGAGGCGGCTTGCGAAAACCTCTTCTATCCTTTCCCGTATCTTTTCCTGTCGATCCGGCGATTGCAGGGCCTGAATCGGGCTTGGGCCATAAAGCATATGTCTCTTCTTGCCCTTGCCATAGCGCACAAAAACACCCAACTCCGAGCCGCCTTTTTTTATTTTTGCGACAAAAGGCTTGGAACTGTTGTCCTGTTTGCCGGTCGGCACATAACGGCCGCCCGATCTTTTCACTTTCACGCTGGCCCCGCGTTTTGGACGCGGAGCCGTGTCCGTATTGGGTCTCGCCATGAAATGAATCAGGTTCAGGCCCGGAAAACCGCTAAATCGCAAGCCAGCATCGGAACCGCCATTCAGGATGGTGGCGATAAAGCGTTTCTTTATCGCGGCCTTCCTTGCGGTGTATTCCTCTCTTGCCAGCTTTGCCCCGAGTTCCTTGCCTGCCTTGAGCGAGCGTGATCTTGCGCTTCGGATTGATTTCTGGATCTGCTTCCCGTCCAGCGCCCCGAAAATATTTGCCAGGGCTTTTTCTATGTCCTTGTTGCCGTTCAACGACATGGAAAAATCAAAGCGCAGGCCCATATCCGCGCCATTTACGTTGACGTAGCTCATGCCCGCTCCCTATAGAGTTGAATTGTTTTCAACCCGCAATCACAAGCCGAAGAAAGAACGAACCATTCCTCATCCTTGAAAGAGACAGTTTTCTGCGCAAGAAGCTCTTCGGGCACATCAGCGGCAGCCACGTAAACGGTGACGCCTTCGTAGCTGACGCCCTGCCTCTCGTCAGAAGATGACGGAGGAAGTTCCAGGGCAAGAGTTTCAACCACCATTGGCACATTGCGATGACCACAGATTTCAGCCCGTTCACCAAACTCTTCCAGATTGAGAAAAACTCCGTGAATATCATTTTCAATCTCCTGCTTGAAAGTCATTGCTGTCCGCCTCGCAAAAGGATTTTCACATCTGTTCTTATTTCCGTGAGCAGCGTCTGGGTTTCGGTAAAGAGCGCCTCCAGACGGGTCAGCCGTTTTTCCTGATCATCGGTCTTGTGGGATATGTCAGCCACGGTGGCCTCGTGCCGGGCGAAATCACGGTCAAGGGCCTTTTCATGGCGTTCAATCTGGACTTCAAGGTGTGATACCCTGGTATCCAGTTTCTCGACCATAATCTTGGTGGCGATGACTGCCGAACCAAGGCCAACCGCAACAGGCACTAGAACCGGCAGAACAAGCTTGAAAATTGTTTGCTTTATCACCTCGTTCATCATTGCCCCTCTTTTTTTCTGCGCAGCACGCCCGCGATTTTTCCCGCCGCCCGCAGTCTTGCAGCGCCAAAGCTAAAGATACAGATCAGTTTATGCCCCATGCGCAAGACCGGATGCGCGTCATCTGCCGGTTTGGGCAGAACACAGGAAAGAACCGCCGAAGCCAGCATCACGTACGCCATCCAGCCTTCCAGCGACTCCGGCAGGAATGCCATGAAAAAGTCAATCAGTTCTTCCTCGGTCATGGCTCACACCAACCTGTTCCTTTTTTTGGCCTTGCCAGCGTAATATGACGCGCCTATGCCCACGCCGGAAAGAAGCCAGGCAAGAAGCAAGACAAGAAATCTACGCATGGCCGTCCTCGCAATGTGTGCGTTTCATCCAGCCGGCTACATACTTGCGCTGGCTGAATTTTTTGGCGGCAAGCTCCAGATAATGCGCCCCTTGCATGCAGTTGAGCGCATGGACAAGACTTTCGGCATTCGCCTTGTTGGTCAGGATGATCTTGAGGGCGGCCAGTGTTTTGGGACCGATCGCGCCGTCGACTTTCAGATCCACAAACAGCTTTTTCGCGCCCGACAAATAATTGTAGGCGTTGCAGATTATCTGCACCTTTTTTCCGGAGCCGGCCTTGCCCATGTTCACGCCTTGTTCGAAGATTTCGTTGGCCAGGGCTTGCGGAAGCTCGCCAATGCCAAGGGCGTCGAACCAGTTTGTCTTGTACCAGCCCCGGACATAATCCTGGAGCAAATGATCTTTCTTGCAGGCGGCACTGATGGCCTTTTTGCCGGCATTGGGTTTCTTGATCTGGTCAATGATCTTCCAGCCCTGCCAGCGAGGGAAAAAGTTGCGGGCGATTCCGGCGTAGGTCTCGCCGCCGCGATCGTCCGGGTCGTTGTCGTAGCCGCCCTCAAAGTCTTTGAGCGGAGCGTAGGCAATGTCGAAACTGGCCATTTTTATCTCCGGTTTTGCGTGAGTCAGGCTTTGGTGCCAGACAAGGAAAACAAGAGTTTGACGACGGGAGTGGGCTTAAACGCCCATGACCGAGGCAAACTCGCGGTTTGACGCAGTATGGCGCAAAGACCGGCTCACGCCAGCACAGTCAGCTTCACAGTCCAGCCAGTGTGCCTTGTGATGGGCAGAGGCCGGGATTCAGCGATGGTGAAAATGCCGGAGGGATCTTCCTGCTCAAACTGCTTGGCAAATATTCGCGCAGGCCCCTCGCACTTCACATCCACAGGCTGGCCGAACTCAATGACGGATTCGGCGTCACGCGTAAGCAGGAGCGCACAATTCGGTTCCAGATAATATTTGGTCTGGCCGTTGATATCCTTGTAGGTGGCGTTATGAACCCAGATATTCAGACCATTCCATTGCCCTTTGAGCTTGGCGGAAACACGCGGGGATAACTCGCCAATATCAACGCGGCGATTGTCCAGGGTATCTTTCACATCCGGATGCCTGCGGAATGCAGTCCAGGCGTTTTTGCCAAGAATGAGGTCTGTTGCGGAGAGTCCGGAGGTGTCTTCCTGAATCAGCAGATTGTATTCTTCAACGGAGCCAATCAGATCGGATTCGGGATTGCTCCACAGACCAGCGCCAGTGAGCTTGACATCATGAGAGCGGGGCCGTCTGAAATCCACCGTATAGTTTTTGGTGACGCTGCCCTCAACCACATCGTAAAGCTCAATCTTGCCATCCACCGCAGCCTGGGCGCACATAATCTCCAGCATCCCGTCGATATCATCGCGGTGTGCGTCCATGTCGTCAGCAATGGCCCTTTCCACAGGATTGATGCGGGGATCGTAGGGAGTAAAACCCTTCTGGGTTTTCAGCAGGTCGGCGGCGCGGAATGCCCTTTTTGGCCGGAAGCGCGGAGCCTTCACATAGCCAACGGAGAGTGTTTCGCCCTTGCGCATGGTGCCCGCGTCATAATTGGTGATGCTGGGCAGGATTGTCGCGCCGCGCAGGGATGTTTCCAGCATGAAAACTTCAACCGGCTTCGGGTCTTGCGCCTTGAAAAATCCAGTAAACAAATCCCATTTTATAGGCCGCAGATTGATGACGCCTGTGAGAGTGCGGGGAGTAAAGAAATCAAGTTCCATTGGCATGATTATTCACCTCCCCCATTTTGTTCCGGCGTTTTCGTTTGGCCAGCGGTTTCCGTTTTTGCGGGCGCCCAGGTGACAGCGGAATAAATCCCCTTCTGGCGCAAAGCCGCGAGCGCGGTCTTTTCATCTTCCGCCGAAACGCCGTCAGCAAAAAGAAGGGCATCGGCCACAACATGGGCATGGATGTAAACATCAACCGATGCGCCGCCGCTTGCAGGCACAGTCACATCGCCAGCCAAAATGCCGGAAATATCCGCGCTCTCGGCAGTCCACATTCCGAGCTTGCCATTCGCATCGCGGCCCAGCACAGAGCCGGCCAGACAAGTGGTTTCGGTTCCGTTGCTTTCCATGATCATTCTGGCCAGCACAGGAGGATGATCGCCAAGAAAAGCCGGTCTGGTATAAGAGGCTAGGTTTTGCATATTGTCTCCTTACATCGCGCCAACGCGCTGGATGAAAGCTGCGGCTTCATCTTCAGCTGGCGCGGTGGCCGAAACCGCGCCCGGAGTGGCCTGTTTTATGGCTTCCAGCATCTGCTTGTGCGCATCCGCTCCCGCATTTGACGGAGCGTCCTGTGGATGCTGACAACTGCCAAAAGCCTTGGCCGCTGCCTCCAGCTGCGCCGGAGTCATGCCTGTAGCCACAAGGGCGCGGACTTTATCAGTGGCTTCCTTGCCGCAGGCCGTTTCCATGATTGCCAGAGTGTTGGCCACAGCCTCATTGACTGCGGCTTCGGTTTTTTTGGAGGCCTCCTGCAGCGCGGCCTGCTTTGCATCAGCCTCAATGCTGGTCAGCAATTCCGGATGCTTCTGCGCCAGTTCGGTTTTGTCCATAAATGTCTCCTTCAGTAAATTTCTGACAGCTTCTTCACGATTGGGCACCAATGATGTAATCAGACCAAGGGCTTCAGCTTCGCCAGCCAGAAAATCACGGCCATCCGCCCAGGACAGACGGTTATCCAAGGCAAGGCCCATGTGGCTTGCCACATCGCTGCAGAACATTTCGTAAATTTCATTCACACGGGTTTGCAGCACTGCCAGATCGCGCTCGGAAAGCGCAGTGTCCGGATTGCCGATGGCCTTGTGGGAGCCGGCGGTGATGTAGGTAAAATTGAGGCCCATTTCCTTGTTGAATCCAGACATGTCCATATGGCGCAGAATGACGCCGATGGAGCCGACTTCGGAACTTGGCCCGGCATAAATGCGGCCAGTGGCAGAGGCCAGCCAGTAAGCCGCCGATGCGCAGAGGCCATCCACCCAGGCAGCGCATGGCTTGATTGCTCTGGCGGCAAAAATGGCGTCAGCCAGCTCTTTCACCCCTCGCGCCTGTCCGCCAGGGCTGCAGATGTTGAAAAGGATTGCCCTGACCTCATGATCTGCCAGGGCAGCGGACAAGGCCGCGTTGATTTCCCGCAATCCCGCGCCAAATCCCCAGAATTGCTGACGCAAAATCACGCCATCCACAGGAATAATCGCCACTCCACTTTCCAGCTGGTAGGGAGAGGCATCGCCTGGCCCTTCAAACGGTGATTTGGCCTCCATTTGCAGAGCGTCCATAAATGCGGAGAATGCGCCGGGCTGCATGGCCCAGAGATTGTCACTCGCCGCCATTAGCTTCAGCACGGTCTTTTTCGGCATTGTTGTTGTCTTGTGTGTGTTCGTTGTTGTCTTCAGTGTCTGCGCTAGTCTGCGATTGTTGCTGATTTTCGGCAGGATTTATTGCAGGGGGTTGACTGGGAGCGGCTGCCGAACCGAGTTTCAGGCCAAGTTCTTCACGTTTCCTTTGCTCCCTTGCCAGCTGCTCAAAAGTTTCGTCCACATCGCCGCCACGCTCCGCAATCGCTTCAGCGCGGCTCATCAAACCGTTATCTATGGCCTTGATATTGGCTGTTACTTCCTTGATGGGATCGATGTAGCCACGCGCTGGCCCGATCCATTTGGTATTGCACCAGAATGGCATGCCCTCGTAAAAATCCGGAGCGCCAGCTGGCAGTTTCAGATAGCCGCGCAGATATGCCTCTTCCTGCACCATCATCCAGAGAGGCTGGCAATAATGACGCCGGAAAAAGCTCCTGTAGACCTCATAGACGCGCCAGACTTCCAGCAGCGCGGCGCGGGCGGAGGAATAAGTGGTCTTGGAAAAATCTTTGGTCAGGACTTCGTAGGGAATCTCCAGAGAGGATGCTAAAATCCGCAAAACAAGTTCGCAGAAATTGAGAAAATTGGCTGACGGGCGCTTGCTTTCAAGAATCTCCGGCTTTTCGCCCTTGTTGCCATACATGATCATGCCCTCATGGAGTTCCTGATAGTAGCGTTTTTCCTCCTGATCGCTTTCTTCCTTCACATAGCTGGGCATGTACTGTGGCCCGTTTTCCAGCCCGATAAAGACTGGAAATGATGCCGCCAGCACTTGGGCGAACAATTCATAGTCGATGGAATCATTCAAATGGCGGAAAAATTTGAGAGCGGCTGCCAGACTGCTCACGCCCCGGTACTGTTCCTCGCTTTCCGGGCGGAAAATATGAAAAAATCCCTTTCTGTGGCCAATTTGCGCAGGAACGCGCCGAAAATAGCCGGACGTGTACATGACATCATCCAGCATGGCCACAGACGGAGGGGGAGAGGCGATCCAGTAGGCAGCAGGAACGCCAGTAGCCGAAACTTCCACGCCGTCATGGATATAGGGATCGTATTGTTTATCCCACGGAGTGCGCAGGCGGACAGGCCGGATGTCCTGAATGCGCAGGGCAAAACGGCAACCCGGCCGCTCATCCATGACAGGCAGATGGAGCATCTCGCCATTGCGGATCAGGGAGCGCAGCCCAATCATCTGCAAATCTTCAAAATGGAGCTGATCGCGGTAATGGGCCTGGGCGCACCATTCGGCCCAGAGCCATTCCATCTGATCCTGAATTTCAATGACGGCTTCCGGCTCAAGACCAAGTTGCTTTGCGGGAATAATGCTTTGCGGAGTAAGGCCGCAGCCGATGACATTTGTGGCAATGGCATTGACGCCAGACTTGGCAACTCCATCGTTGCCATAAAGATCGTCAATACGCGCAATGGCAAGATCGCGCTCAAAAGCCTGCTGGCTGCGCAGATGCGTCTGTTGCGGAACCCAGTTTTTGAGGGAGCCGCGCAGACTGCCAGCTTCAAGGCTTGCCCTTGGCAGCGTGTGCGCCTGATCAACTGGCTGGGAAATACCAAAAAAGGCTTTCAGCTTACTGGAAAAACTCATGGTTTCCTCCAGCCAGCAGAGCCACGATATATGCGTCCTTGCACCAGCACAGGCCCGCGCCTGCCTTCCAGAGCTGCCAGTTCCCCTGCAAGATAATCAAGATGTTCGCGGAGTTCTTTCAGATTTTGGCGGGTCAGGGAGCGGGAGCCAATTGTATAGGAACTGCCAGAGGCGCAAGCCTTGATAGCTCTTTTATAGAGGTCAATTTCCTCTCGCAGTTCCTGTTCAGTCCAGATGGAGGTCATGAGCAGGGCAATAACACATTAAATTGACCCTTGTCGTGGACATGGTGGAAATGGTGGAATAAAAATTTAATTTTTTTGAAAAAAATCCCGGCCAGAGTAACCAGCCGGGATAGATGTGGATTAGATTGTGGATTAGGTTAGACGGAATATGCCTGGGCAGCCGCAACAAGGAATCCGCTCCGGCTCATGCCTGCCAATTTTGCATTATTATCGATTTCCTCAAGAATGCTTTTCGGAACGGTGATATTGATGCGAACTGGCACCATATCAATTGCTGGAGCCTTGATATACTGGTAAACCGTGTCTTCTGGGTACGGCAATTCATCAATCTCCCTGATTTCTCGAACTTTGGCTTTTACGGTTTCCATATCTGATGGAGTTGGAGCATCCTGTCTATCTTCCGCCAGACCGCGCAGTGCAAGATACAACCCCTCGCTTGCATTCTCCACAGCTTCCGGAATGGAAGTCCCACTCGCGCAAACATTAGGAACATCAGGAAAATAGACAGAATAACCGCTGCCATCATCTTCTTTTACTATTCCCGCAATATAATAAGTCGCCATATATTCCTCCCGGGAGGGGTTCCCCCCTCCCATTTTTTCAGGTTAGTTTTACGCCCGTTAGCCTTTCAATCTGTTTCAGAGTACCTTTGGCAACATCTTTGGATGGATGGTTGGAAATCGGAACTTTCTGACCCGTTGGGCTTATTGCAGATATTGAATGGTTCCCGCCAACCCATTCTTTCCACCCCGCCGCTTCCAGCTTTTTCAAAATTTCGCGGGGTTTCATTTCACCTCCTTTGTTAAAAACAAATATACACATTTCAATACACATTGTCAAGAAATATTTTCACTATTTTTCATAGAATACAAATAATTTAGACAATCTTCTTCATAAACCCAGACACCCCGCAAGCAACCATGACGCTGGGCCGGAATGCGTCCGGAATTGATAAGATTGTAGAAGTGCGATTTTTTGCAGCCCAGAATAGCGCAAGCTTCACGCCAATTCAGTTTTTTCTGGGCATCGGAATCATTACTTTCCATGTTACCTCCTGCGCAAAGAGCCTAGTTTGTCGCCAATGGAACGATTCACAACAGGGCTGGGCATAGGCGGCGGAGCCTGTCTGGCTGGCCCCTTTGCCGACTTGTCTGGCCGCTTGCGTTTGGAAATATTGAGCATCCACGCCAGAGCCTGAAGCAGATACTCTCAGTCCCAGGCGTGGTTAGGCCGGCCATGCGGGTTATCCCAAAAATTCTTCTCCGGATTCCAGACCTCGGCTGTCATCTCACGCGCATATGCAGCCAGAGTATCAGGATCGGAATGAAGCCAGAAAGAGCCGGGATCGCCCGGAGCTATAGAGAGGCGATTGGCCAGGGTGCCCTTGAACAAAGTTGTGTCAATTTTGTGAAGCAGCACACCGCCCGGAATTTTTACTTTAGCGCCTGTTGGCCCCGGATAATATTCTACAGGGGAAAAACTGACAGGACTGGACGGGGAATGAACGCCCTGCGAGGGAAAAACGCGGCCCCTGTTCATGGCAGCCCAGCTATACACCTGCGCAGTCCGCTGCGGCTCGCCCATGGCGTAAATTATGACATGGGATACCTTGTAGGCTTTGCCCTGATTGTCAAAATATTCAGAATTCCAAAAAAGGTTGTCCAGAGCTTCAAGATTCGGAGCCACGCCTTCCTGAATGAGCCAGCTGTCCGCAATTTCTCCATAACCAAATGCGCGAATGACATAACGATAATAGCGCAGCTGGGTATCAACAGCGGCAAGCACAGCGCAAACACGCTCCTGCTTTTCGCCATTGTCCAGAACAAGAGGCCCCGGAACAGCTCCGCAAAGCCTCTTTTAAAGAGTATATGGAAGATATCCTGTTACCTTCTCTTAAAATGGGGGATACCGTAATAATGGATAACCTTTCAATCCATAAGAATAGCTTTGATGTACGAAGATTTTCCAGGCGCGGAATAAAAATTAAGTATCTGCCCCGTTACAGCCCAGACTTTAATCCCATTGAA